TCAATGTGAAAGACTTGATCGACGGCGGACCCGGACGGATCGTCCGCATGCGCCCCGGCACAGGCTATGGCACCGATGTGCGCTCCGCCGTCGCCGAGTTGATGAACGTCGACCCCACTCGAGGGCATCTCAGTGACACGCAGTTCACCGAAGGGCTGATGCAGCAGATCACCGGCTCCAACGATTCCCTCATGGGTTCGCTCGGGCGTGGCAGAAAGACTGCAACCGAAGTCCGGACGGCCGCCGCCCAGGGAGCCAACCGCATGAAGACGTTCTGCGACTTCGCCTCTGCTCTTGGCTGGTCGCGTTTAAGCCGCAAAATGGTGGCGAACTTACAACAGTTCTACGACCAGGAGAAGATGTTCCGCATCGCCGGCGACCTGATGCAGGGCACCAAGTTCGTCAACGTCGACAAGACCATGATCACGGGCGAATTCGATTACGTGCCCGTCGACGGCACGTTGCCGGTCGACCGCTTTGCGCAGGCCACGCTCTGGAAAGAGATCTTCTCGGTGATCGGCAAGAACCCGCAGATCGCCCAGCAGTACGACATCTCGCGCATCTTCGGGCACATGGCAAGCTTGGCGGGTTTGAAGAACATCACGCAGTTCCGCATCACGCCGGACGAGGCGGCGATGCAGCAGGCGCAGGCCGGAAATCTAGTCCCCGCGGGGCAGGCAATGGGAGGCGGTGAAGGCGGTGGCGGATACCCCGGAACAAGTCCGACAGCAGCGATTGCAAGCATGGTCAACGGAGCTGGCGGAGCACCGCAATGACGTCACGCACCTTGAAGCTCTTGAGCAGCACCCAGGCTGGCGTATATTGCGCCGTGAGCTCGGAGCCATTCTTCGTTATAAGCGCGATGAGCTTGCGACTAAGCCCCTGGTGGGAGAGCAGCTCCAGCAATCCGCCATCTTACAGGGATATTGCGAGGGGCTTGACATGGCCCGGCAAGCTCCCGAGCGGCTCTCGGAAAACTGGCGCAACGCCATCGAAGTACTGAAGCGAGAAATTGAAAATGTGGAAGAAGAGTAGTTTTGATGAAATGAATATAGGGCTTCTCTCGGCTGAGGCCGAGGGGGGAGGGGCGGATCTTGGCGGCGGCGGTACCTCCGCTCCGCCGTCATCAGACAGTTCCGCCTCTTCATCTCCTTCAAGCGCGCCTGGCAAAGAAACCGCAGCCCGCCAGGAGTCGGTGCTTGCCGACATCATGGGCCACGCCCGCGGGCCGGCCGAACCGAAGCCTCCGCAGCCCGTGGTGCCCTCAATCGGGAAAGGGGCTCCGGTCAACGGTGCGCCCTCCGCCGGCGCGCCTCCGCAATTCCAGCAGCAGCAGCGACCACCGCAGCAGGCGCAGCCGCAATATCAGCAGCAAGCTCCGCAGCAATACCAGCAGCAAGCGCCGCCCATGACGCAGCAGCAGCAGGCGGCTCAACACGCGCAAGTGCGTGACACGGTGCGCCAGCAGATTGCTTCTTCTTATCAACTCACCCCTGATCGCGCGCTCATGATGGCGACCGAACCCGAGCGCGTTTTACCGGACATGGCAGCGGACATCACGCTCAACGCCTACGAGGCGACCGTCGCCACCTTGCAGCAGCAGATGCCTCAGATCATCGCCGAGCATCCGCAGATCCGGCAGCAGATGGCGCATGTGGTTCAGTCGACCATCCAGCAGATGTTTGCCGTGCATCAGGCCGAGAACGATTTCTTCACCGTCAACCAGGACTTGCGGCAAGTGCCCAAGCACGAGATCGACAGAATTTCGGCCCTCTACATACAGGCCAACCGCGGTAATCCGGGACTCACCCGGGACATCGCCACCCGGGAGATCGGCATATTGGTACGCAATATGCTCGGCTTGTCTCCCAATACCAATGCCCCAGCACCCAATGCTCCACAGCCTCCTGCGGCCCAGCCCCAATACCAAAACGGGTATCAGAACGGCAACTCGAATATCGTTGCCCGCACCCCGCTTGGACCCGGCAGCGTAGCCCCGTCACCATCCCCGCAACCCAACGTGTTCGCGGATATGGTGAACTTCGCGCGCGGTGGCCGCTAGGGCTCTCGAACCAGGAGAACTTCAATGGCATTCTTTGCAGGCGTTCGCGCCACTGATGACTGGGGCACAGACGAGCGCCCCAAGTCTTTCCGGGAGACGATCCTCTTCCTCAACCCCAACGGCAAATCGCCGCTGTTCGCCCTCACCGAGAAGCTCGGCAGCTCCTCGGTAACTGATCCGCAATTCTCGTGGTGGAACGAGCGCAACACCGTCATCCGTTTGACGATGTCGGCGACCGCCCTCACCACGTCGAACACCCTTACCGTCACCGGCGGCGCCCTCGCGCTTCGCCCCAACCAACTGATCAAGGTCGATTCGATCGGCACCACCGAGCCGGTTTCCTATGTGGCGGCCAATGTCGAGATCGCCCTGGTATCGTCCGTCACCTCCGACACGGCGATCGTGCTCAAGCGCGGCCAGTTCGGCACTACGCCCGTGGCCCTCACCACCGGCTTCACCTTCCTGACCGCACTCGGCACGGCATTCGGCGAAGGTTCGACCCGCCCTGCCAGCGTTTCGAACAACCCGACCAAGTACACCAACTACTGCCAGATCTTCCGCACGAATTGGGCCGTTACCGGCACCGCCGATAAGACCTTTGCCCGCACCGGCGATGCCTATAAGAACGACCGGGAGCGCGCGACATTTGCTCACGGGCGCGACATTGAGATGCAGTTCCTTTACGGGCTGGCATCGGAAGTCGTCGACCCCTCGCCGCAAGCCACCGGCAACCTGACGCGCACCACGGGTGGTCTGCGCTCGTTCATCACTTCGAACGTGACGATCTTCCAATCCAGTACGGGAATCACTACATCCACCTTTATGGATGCCACGTATCCGATCTGGAACTGGGATACCCGCGCCGGCGATCAGCGCGTCGCTTTCTGCGGCAATGGCTTCCTGAACTCGCTGAACAAACTGGCGAAGACCGATTCGGTCATCAACCAGGACGGCGTCGTCAAGATGTTCGGCATGAACCTCAACGTCTGGACCCTGCCGCAAGGGCAGATCGGGTTCAAGACGCACCCGCTCATGAACGTCCACGCGCAATATACGAACTCCGCCTTCATCCTCGATCCCACGGTGCTGAAGTACCGTTTCCTCCGCGATACCAAGCTGATCGAGGATCAACAGGACAAGGGCACGGATAGCATCATTGACGGCTGGCTCACCGAGTGCGGACTCGAGGTGCTCGCCGAAGAGACTTGCGCCTATATAGGCAATATGGTGGTCATTTAGTTCAAGTACACCCTCAACCGGGAGCGTAATCAGCGTGATCTCAGCCAAAGTGTTGGTCGGGTTTCCCACCACGGGCCATTGGTCCGATCAGTTCGGCATGGCGATGTGCAACATGTTGACGCAGACCATGCGTCACGAGCCACAGATCGAGATGGCGGTTTTGAACCACAAGACCTCCATGCTGTGGGCGGCGCGCCAGCACTTCGGCGAGATGGCGTTGAAGTACAACTTCACCCACTTACTCTTCATCGACACCGATCAATCGTTTCCGGCCTCCGTCGTCGCGCGGCTGCTCACTCACCAGCGGGCCATTGTCGCGTGCAACATCGCCACCAAGGTCGACCCGCCGCAGGAGACCGCCTGCCTCGGCCTCGATGAAAACGGCAAGCTCATTCCCTGTGAGCGGAATACCGGACTCGAGCGCGTGTGGCGCGTCGGCACCGGGATCATGCTCATCAAGGCGACGGTGTTTCACGATCTTAAAAAGCCGTGGTTCCCGGTCCAATGGCTCGAGGATGAACAGCGCTGGGTGGGTGAAGATTGGGGGTTCTGCGAGAAGCTCGAAAAAGCAGGCATCCCCATCTGGGTCGACCATGACACTAGCGCACTGGTCGGCCACTGGGGCAATAAGATGTATTCCCTTCCGCGGTACGAGGAATTCCGAGTGGAGAACACACAGGTGATTTACGAGGGGCGTGACGCCGGGTTAGTCGATAGAAGGGAACAATAGCATGGCCTTGCCGAGCGGCGCCGAGTGGGAGATTTACCTCGCCGATATTCCGGCCAATTGGGTGGACGGCGCCACCAAGCAGACTCTCAAGGATTGGAGTTCGTTCGCCAACCACGCTTTGCGGGGCGGCACGGCGGCGGTGGAGGGATCTGACTTCGCGCTGGCTGCCGACGGCGGCGTGTTCGATGGTACGGGTAAGCGTGCTGTTTCGGTGGCCGAGAACGGGTGGATCAGCGTTACTTCCTGCTCCGCCCTGGTGGTGTTCAAGCCGTCGGCAGTGGGGACGTTCGGCTGCATGCTCGCCACCGGCTCGAATGGTACGTTGGGCAACTTTGCGCTCGCTGCGGGAACCCCCGCCGGGGCCATCAGCGTGGAATACTTTGGTGCGACCTGCCCGACCGCCGGTGGGGTTATCTCCAACGGGTCTTGGTATTGCTTCATCGCCACCAAATCTCCCGGCCCGGTCAATACGACCACGATCATGTACCTGAATAACAGTGTGGTGCCTGCGGTAGGGGCGGCTACGGGTACTCCGCTCATCGGGAATAGCAACAATAACCTCATCGGGTTATTCACCGGAGGAGCGATTCCCTTTGCGGGAACCATTGCGGCGGCGGCATTCTGGAAGCGAACCTTGTCCGGCGCGGAGGCATCGGCTGCTTACCAAAGCGTCGGGTCTCAGCTCGCCTCTTCCGGTGTGACGCTGCCGGGCATCACCGCTCCGGCCACGACCGGCCATACGGCGGGGCGATCCTACCAGATCCGCAAGCGCCGGCGTGAGAACCTCGAAAGGCAGATGAGATAAATGGGACTTGAAACAGGCACGGGCATCGGGGATCTGGTCCCCACCAATCCGCTCTCGACCGACGCCGTCTCGGCTGGCGATGACCACATCCGCCTCATCAAGACGGTGATGCAGTCGATCACCTTCCTCAAGTCCATCCAGACCTTCACGGCTTCCGGAACCTGGACCCGCCCCGCCAACGTGAAGAAGGTCATCGTCTATTGCCAGGGCGCGGGCGGCGGCGGGGGCGGTGGTTCGGTGGCCGGTTACTCGGGCGGCGGCGGTTCGAGCGGAGCCATCGCCATCAAATGGCTTGATGTTACCGCCATTGCTTCGGCCACGGTGACGATCGGAGCGGGAGGCACGGCGGGCGCGGCTGCGGGAGGTACGGGCGGAGACGGTGCCTCCACCTCCTTCATCAGTGCCGGTCCTCTCACCCATTGCCTGGCGCGAGAGGGTAGGGCAGGAACTTCCGCCCCTTTCCCCGGACTGATCCACGACCGCTCCCTCAGCATCGGAGATATCGTGTTTGCCGGGACGTTCGGGGATTATGGGAGTCCTCCCTTTGCCGGGGGCCAAGTGTTCGGCGCCCGGGGCGGAGCGGCAGGAGGAGCTTCGGATTTAAACGCCCTCCCCAATAGCGGCGGAGGCGGGGGCGGCGGCTTCTCGGCTCCCGGCGGGTCCGGCACGGGTGGAACGGGGGGCTCCGGCTACTTGATAGTTCTGGAGTTTGGGTGGTAACGCCATGACCCTCGATGATATGAAGAATCTGCTCGCCGGGCGCCTCGGCCAGCGTACCGACATCGACCAGATGATCTACTCGGAGATCCGCGCGGCCCAGCGCGCACTCGAAAAAACGCCGCCCTATCCCTGGTTTCTCGAGTCCGGTCTGGAAATCGAATACCTCAGCGGGATCAATCTGCTGCCGGTCAACTTCATCGAAGTGCTGGAAGACTTCGTCTTGATCAGAAAGAAAACCAGCGAGACGGTGTTATGGCCTAATCCGCATAAAGTCTACGGGGCCGAGTTCGAGCATATCATCGATACGTCCTATGGGCTTCCCAAGAACTTTCACCTGTATGGGGAGACCATCGTTTTCCATCCGCAGCCCGATGTCAGCTACAGCTTTCAGCTTCATTTCTACAGCAAGGATGCCCTGCTCTCCGGCGGCGGCAGTGAGAATCTTTGGAGCCGTTATGCCGACGACCTGCTGATCGCAGAGGCCGGGTGGCATGTGGCGCGCAACATCCGCGACAACGAAGCGGCCACCCTGTTCGGCCAGGACCGCGCCGAGGCTCGCCGCCGCATTGCCCAGGAGACCACCTCGAGAAACGAGTCCATGCGCCGCGCTGTCATCGGGTCCGGGGAGGACGCCCTGCTCGGGCAAGCCCATTGGGAGGCGGGTCACCAGTGATCGTTCCTGTCCAATTCGTCGGCAAGACCGGGCTGATCATCGACCAGCCCCCTTACGACCTGCCGCCCGCCTTCTGGAATGATTGCCGCAACGTGCGCTTTGAGCTGGGAGGCATTGAGCGGGCGCCCTCCTGGCACACGGTGACCAATGCCGGTGCCTCTCCGACTCCGTATGGCCTCTTCTTCGTCCACTCGCTGATCGGCAAGTTCTGGGTCTACACGGGCCTCGCTCAGGTGATGGCTCTGTCAGGCCCGACCGTGGATGACATCACCCGCCTCAGCGGTCCCTACACCGGAGGGACGCAGGACTTCTGGCAGGGCGGCATGTTCAACGACCACCTGATCCTGAATAACGGCGTCGACCTGCCCCAGAACTGGGATCTGCCGAACGCAGCCACCGACCTGATCGACCTCCCCAACTGGCCTGCCACGCACCGGGCCAAGGTGATCGCGCCCTTCAAGAATTTCCTGGTGGCCCTCGATGTGACGATCTCGGGCGAACGTGACGATCGCCTCGTCCTGTGGTCGCACCCCGCCGACCCGCTGGGAATCCCACCCTCCTGGGACGTAGCCGACGAGACGCTCGATGCCGGGCAGGTCTCGCTCTCCGAAGGCGAGGACCGCATCGTCGACGGCATGCAGGTCGGCAACCAGTTCATGATCACCACGGGCCAGCAGACGTGGGCCATGACCTTCATCGGCGGCCAGGACATCATGGCCTTTCGGCGGGTCTTCTCAGAAATCGGTGCGCTCGCCCAAGGCTGCGCCACCACCTTCCTCAACAAAGTCTTCCAGGTGACCGCCGACGACTTCGTCATTCACGATCTGCAAAGCGTCACCAGCGTAGGCTACGACCGCACCAAGCGCTGGTTTTTTTCGCAACTGACCCCGGCGAGCTTCGACAAGGTGAGATGCGTCCGGAAGATGACGGCCAAGGAGATCTGGATCTGCTTCAGCCACGGCGGCACGGTGGTCAACAACCGGGCGCTGGTGTGGAACTGGCAGTTCGACACCTGGACCATCCGCGACATCGAAGACAATCACCACGCCATCTCGGCCGGTCCCACCACGCCCACCGCCGGCGCCAACTCCTGGCAATCGACTGTCGGCACCTGGGCCGCGCAAGACCCCACCACCTGGGAATCGAACACCTACGAACGCTCGGTCGAGGGACTCGCCCTGATGTCGACGGCTCTGGTACTCCGGGTCAACGGCGACACGGTGGACGTGGACGACGCGACCGTGAACTACGTGGAGCGCACCGGTGTGGCAGTGAAGGGAATGTCGCGCGGCGAGATCGTGATCGACCACGGGCACCTCGCCGTGATGCGCGAGATCTGGCCCAAGTTCGTCTGCGACGACGGCATCACCTTCTCCATTGCCGTGGGCTTCTCGATGGGGCGCAAGGCGCCGGTCGCCTGGCAGGCCCCTAAGAATTTCATCCAGGGAACGACGGTGAAACTCGGCTTCTTCGGTACCTTCCGGTATCTTTCCTATCGCGTCGACTGCTTTACCGTGGGCGCCAACTGGAAACTCATCGGCTTTGACTTAGACCTCGAGCCGACGGCGAAGCTATAACCATGCCTCTCGACAGATCACTCCCCGACGAACCCCGCGAGGCGCTCAAGATGCTGTGGGATGTCGCTCAGGATCAGCAGATCGACATCTACCGCCACCGTGATTCGCTGCACAAGGTCTGGCATGTGGCACCGGTGAAACCCCGCGAAGGGCTGCTCGTCTACGCCGACGGCACCGACTGGAATCCGGGGTCGGGGGCGGGTTACTACGTTTACTACGCCGGCGCGTGGCACGCGATGAGCGGAGGCGGCGGCGGTGGGGGCGGCGCGGTCACCAGCGTCTTCACCCGCATTGGAGATGTCATTGCGGTCACGGGAGATTACACCGCCGCGCAGGTAACCAACGCCGTCTCCATTCTCGGATCGTATGCCAATCCGGCCTGGATCACCAGTCTCGCTTACGCGAAGCTGACCGGCGTGCCGACTTCTTTCACGCCCGCGGCGCACGTCCACGCGGCGGCGGATGTTACTACCGGCGTGATGGCTGTGGCGAGGCTAGGCACGGGTACGCCAAGCTCGAGTAACTGGCTGCGAGGCGATGGGGCCTGGACCGCCCTGCCCGCGTCTGCCGTCACGAGCGTATTCACCAGGACCGGGGCGGTCATCGCGGCGAGTGGAGATTACACCGCGGCCCAAGTTACGAATGCGGTGTCGGTCCTCAGCAGCTACGCAGACCCGTCCTGGATCACCTCGCTCGCGTATGCCAAGATCACCGGCGCGCCCAGCATAGCCTCTATCCAGACGCCGTGGTTGCAGAACATCAACGGAGCGGGCTTCAACCTGACCAGTGTCGGATCGCTCGGGGTCGGCGTGGCGAGTCCGCTCAACCTTGTTCAAGTCCACGTAGCCACCGATCAGAACATCGGCCTCCGCACGAATGCCCGTGCTTCGATCGGCGCTTTCAACGACGCCGGTTCGGCCGCCGTGCCGCTCGGGTTTGACGGCTCCCGGTTTGATTTCAGCGGCGGCAATGTCGGGATCGGAACGATCCCCTCGTACCAACTGCACCTGTCCACTGACAGCGCGGCCAAGTTGACAACGACTACTTGGACCGTCACTTCTGACGCGCGCATCAAGCGGAACGTACAGGATCTTCAGGGCGGGCTGGATATCATTGCTCAGTTGCGCCCAATCGAGGCCGAGTACAACGGCTTGGCCGGAACTCCCGAAGGCACGCGCGTTGTCGGCTTCATCGCTCAGGAGTTACAAGCGATTCTCCCCGGAACCGTGGATTCGCACCCTGGAAAACTGCGCGAGGAGGATTTGGAAGAGGTCGAAATACTGGGTGTTAATATCCACGAGGTGCTTATGCACGCCATTCTCGCAATCAAGCAGTTGAAGGCGAAGGTCGAAGCACTGGAACTAGCTGCGGCCACACCATGACTATCGAAGAAACGCCTATCATCGAAGCATCTCCGGTTGCCAAGCAGCTTGCCCCGCGTAAGTTGCAAGTTACCCGCATCGCCGCCGACATGGCGATTGAACCGCCTGTCTGGGTGAGGTTGGTGCCGTATCTTCAAGAGGCACTGCGTTATTGCCACGGCGAACTCTCGGAGTCTTCGATCAAGGCGCTCGTGGCTGCTGACCGGCAGCAAATTTGGGTTGCCCTTGCTGGCGAAGGTGCGGAGTTACTTGGCGTGATCCTCACCGAGGTGACCGAGTACCCCTGTCTGCGGGTGCTGAGAATCATCCTGCTCCAGGGCATCCACTTCAAGGACTGGAGCGGCCACGCCCGGGTGGCCCTCGAGATCTTCGCGCGGGAGCAGGGCGCATCGCGGCTCGAGGCTTCCGGACGCAAAGGATTGGCGCGGCTGCTTGCCCCGCTCGGCTTCGAAGTTGCCTATACAACCCTAATAATGGAGGTCCGCAATCATGGGAAAGAGCGCCGGCGGTAATGTATCCACATCAACGAGTAGCTACCCTTCGTTCCAGCAACCGGCGGTAAAACAGTTCGTCGACGAGTCGACCCGGCTGTACCAGCAGGGCGGGCCGCAGTTGTCGCCCGAGCCGCGGGTGGCCGATTTTAACCAGGACGAGCTTTCTGCGCAGAAGCAGCTCGGCGCCGCGGTCACGCCGGCGCAGTACCTCGCTGAACTCGGGACCAAGTCTGCGGAGTTCAACCTCGGAGCGGGGCGCGATCCGGCGACGAACCCGTACCTGAAGAATGCGATTTCGGCGGCCGTGGCTCCCATCGGCGATCAGCTTCTGACGCGGGCGCTGCCGGCCATCCGGCACCAGGGGATTGCTAGCGGGGGCTATGGCGGGTCAAGGGAAAGCATCGGGGAGGCGCAGGCGGTGCGCGATGCCGAGCGCGTGGCGGGGGAAGTGTCGTCCGGTTTGGCGAACCAGGGCTATCTGTCTGCTCAGCAGCAGGCGATGCAGACGATGCAGAACATCCCGCAGCTGCAGGCCAACCTGACGGCACCGGGGCAGATCACGGGCGCGGTGGGCGCGCAGATCCGGGCGCAGGAGGAAGCGCAGCGGAACGAGAATGCCAACCGGTACGAGTACTACCAGCAGTTGCCCTATCAGAACCTGTTGAACTACGGCAACCAGATCCGGCAGCCGTTCGGGGCCGAGGCGGTGTCAGAGGTGAAGGTGCCGCAGCCGAGTACGGCGTCAGCGATCATCGGCGCGGGGCTGAGTATTCCGGCTTTGTTGCAGATCATCGAGCAGATGCGTAAACAGGGAACCACCGCCGGGACGCCGCCCACCATCCCGGCGGGCACCACGGTAGGCACGCCCCCCATCGTAGGCACACCACCCGGCGGCACCAGCAACTTCTTCGGGTAAGGAGACGATATGGTCAGCACTTATAATCCGAATCCTCCCGGCAACGGCAACACTCGGTGGTGGCTCGAAGATTGGACTGGCGGTAGCGGTAGGGACTACCAGAATCAATCCTTCGAGGAAGCGTACCGGGAGTTTCTGAGGCAAAGCCAGCAGCCTCCGCCTCAGCAGTCCAACGAGGGGCAGACCGTCACCCAGCCGCAAGATCCTACTGGCACCGCGCAAGATCCGGTCTTCTCGACCGACGTGTGGGGCAATAACCAACCTCTGCAAACCATCGGCTCTAACATCGGCGACCCGACCCTCAACCAGTACCTCGCTTCGTTGCCGGGAGGCGGCCAAGCGGGGAGCACGGGTGGCAATTACCAGACGTATTTCACCGGTGACCTCGGTAGCGGTGATACTGGCGGCGGCGGTGGCGGCAATACCAATACCTACTTCACTGATCCTCCCGCCGAAGAGCGCGGCAACACCTACACCTACTTCAGCGATCCGAGTATGAGGGGCGATTACAACACCTATTTCGCTCCGGCTCCGACGACGCCACCAACGACGACGAGACCGCCCATAAACGGGCCGGTGATCACGACACCGCCGAGAGAGACGCCGACAGAAACATTCCCGCCGATACGAACGAATCCTCAACCGCAGCAACCGGGCCAACAACCGCAGCAGCCGGGAGTAGGTCCGCTCCTCGCCGCGCTCCCCATGCTCGCCGCGTTCCAGGGCGGCACCACCACCACGCCCGCGCCCTATGCGCACCTCGGCCCGCACACCCCCGTCGCCCCCGTTTTCAAGCCGCAAGGTCGCGGCAACCCCATTCCCTCGATCGGTCAGCTTCTCGCAGGAGTTCGATAATGCCCGGAGTTCCCCCCATTAATCCGCAATTGCTGATGGCTCTCGCGCAGAAGTTCGGAGGCATCGCTCCGGCGATCAACGCTGGGGGTTGGCCTGGTGGCACGCCGCCTTTTTTGGCCGCGCCGCGAGTCGTTCTACCGCGAACCAATACCAGAGATGCAGACGCCCAAGGTAGGATTCCTCCGCAGCGACCGATGGTGATACCGACCGGTGGCGCTGCTCCGACTGCGCCGGGGACTACTCCGTCTCCAAGCTCTCTGGGTGGTGCTCTCTCCCGCATTCCCGCCGCTGCTCCCGCTACTCTGGGGGGTCAGGACGATTTCGGCCAACCGGTGCAGGCACCGACTCCGCCAGTTGGCAAGCTCGGCACATTGCCGGAGGGCGCTGAGCAGATTTATGCTCCCGATCTTACTCCTCCTGGGGGCAAGGTGTTTAACAAGGACGGGACCACTTACGTCGTAGACAAAGACGGCACCGTAGTTCGTAGGATGGAAGCTCAGCCGCATGACCCGAATGCCCCGGCAGGCGGTGGTCCTGCGTCAATGCCTCAAAAGAAGGGCGGTGTCTGGAGTAGGTTGACTGACCCCAGCTTAGCCGGTATTGCCTTAGCCGCAGGGCAGCAGATGACTCGCGCGAGATACCCCGGTGAGAGTGGCATTGGTAACGCCGTTAACGCAGTAACTGCCGGGTATAACACTCTTGCCCAGCAGCGGCAAATGCAGTATGCCAGAGAGCAGGCTGCGCGTGAGCAAAGGATGAAGGAAGAGAAGCAGGCGCAGGACATCGCCGAGAGTAAGTCGAGAGCAGAACAGAACAAAGCGCAGGCGGCTCGTTACGGCAAGCAGACCGAGCACGAGGTGCGTCAAGACGAGCTTGACAAGATCAAGGCCAACGACGAGCGGACCAAGAATCAGGTCGATGAAATCTACAAGAACGCCAAGCTCAATCTGGAGCAGAAGCAAGCCGCCGCGCAAGCGCTCATGTATGAGAATCAGTCCAGGAATCTGGACCTCCAGTATTCCCTTGCTGAGAGGAATGCCATCAATGCCCAGAAGAACTACGACGAAAACGTCCGTCATCACAGGTCGTTGGAAGAGACCGACCGGGCGAGAGTTGACTTAGAGCGGGCGCGGGTGAATCTGGAAGGCGCAAGAATCGCCAAGGAGAAGGCGGTTGATTATGCCGAGATACAGAAACAGGCTCGCCAGAATGTCGCTGCGGAGGATGCGATTTTAAACAATCCGAATAATCCCAACCGCACTAAACCGATGGGGCCTCCGGCGACCGTGCAACAAAGGATTGCGGTGGAGACGCAAAGGCTGTTGCGGGAGCAACAGGAGATGAAGGGTAGTGCGTCTGGAACTGCGCCCACCACGCAGGCTGCTCCCGCCGCTGCGCCAGCGGCTGATCCCTCTAGCGGTGTCCTAACTACTTCGCTTCCTCCGGTCCAAGGTGAAGATACCAAGACCACTAACATCGGCACGATGGTTCTAAGGCAGGGTAAATGGCTCAGGTACGTACCGGCAACTCAGTAAGCAGCGGTCTGCCACCGCTTCCGCCTGGAGTATTCGAGGTACAGGCAGGCGCTCCTGCTGCTGGAAGTGTCACGGTCGGTTCGCCTACTCCATCTTCGCTGCCTCCGCTGCCGCCGGGGGTTTTCGAGGTTCAAGCTGCGGGACTTCCGCAGCAGACTCAGACAACCTCAGGTTTCCAAGCTCCGCCGCAAACGGCGGTATCACCGGTCAAACCGGTGGCGGTTGCAACATCGGCGGTTCCGGCCGCCGGTGCGCCATCCTACACCGACATCGTGCTGGATACAGCCAAGAGAACGTTTGATCCGCTGGGGATCACGGCACCGTTCATCAAGGGCGCAGTGGGAAGCGTCGGAACCGCCTACGAGAATGTCCTCGGCACAGCACAAGCCGGAGCCAGGTTGAAGGAGAACGCTGACGTTGCCTTCAACCGTGTCCTGTATGGCGAGCCGCAGGGCGACACCCACGCCGTCTCGAAGGCCATCGGCAGAGCCAAGGACTGGAGTCCCCTCAACGCCGAGCAGCAGGCCGCTTACGACAAGTTCAAGCAGAGGACTCCGCTCAAGGACGTGACGCTCTCGACTTTGCCGGCTACGGCCGCGCAGTTAGTGGGGGAGCAGGTTCCGCAATACGGTCTCACCATTGCGGGCACGCTCCTCGGCGGTCCTGTCGGCGGCCTCCTGATGAGCGGTCTCACCCAAGTCGGCGCACGCTACAACGAGAACCTCAAGAAGGGCGTCGATACGCCTGGTTCCTCCTTTTTCGTGGGTGGTCTCCAATCCGCTCTCGATGCGCTCGGACCGTGGCTCGCAGTCAAAGGCATCACCAAGGGACTGCTCTCGACGGCGGGGGCCGAAGGCGGCACCGAACTGGTGCAGGAGATCCTCGCCATCCTGCACGAGAAGTTCTACGACATCCCGCAGGATGACGTGTTCTGGCGGCTGATGGAGAACTTCCTGGCCGGCTTGTTCCTCGGCGGCGCGGCGCATGTGGCGTTTCATCCCGGTAAGGCTCCTACGCCACCGCCTGCAGCCGTACCACCGCTCCCTCCAGGTGTGACGGAGGTTCCGCCTGCGCCCGTAGTACCGAGGATGGCCGGTACAAATGCGCCTGCGTTCCAGGCTGCGCCTCCCACTCCCACCGGTCCCTTCGCCAGCAGGATTCCCACACCCACCGCGCCGCGGGCAGGCCCACCGCTCACCGCTGTACCCAAGCTCGAGGGCACCAACGCTCCGCAGTTTCAGGGCGCACCGCCGACACCCACCGGACCATACGCCTCGAGAGTCCCCACGCCGACACAGCCTCCCATTCAGGGACCGGCGGTACGCCCGCCTTACGAACCAGTGCCCGCCGAGGGTGTGGTGCAGAAGGACATCCGCACGCCGGTTCCCTTCCCGGCTCGCGAATCCGCCGAAGCCTTCGGGTTAATGGGTCCGAGGCAGACGCCGCCCGCCGGCCCGATGAGTCCTGCCGAGCAGTCGGCGCAGGTTCTCATGAGGGCGAACCAGGGAGCGCGGCGGGCCACCGTGACGCCGCAGGAATCGCGTCTCGGAGATCCGGCCGCGGAGTTGCTCGGCGAAGCGCGGGAAGAGGTGAGCCGAATAGTGTCCACACCGCGGGATCCGGTGCATCCGAATGACCCGAGAGTTCACGAGCTTCTGTGGGAATGGCTGGGGTCGGAAGACCCGCGCGCCGTGGTGATCCGGGAGCAGTTGATCGAGGTGTGGCCGAGGCGGAGTGCGCCGGGACCGGACCCCGTACCGTCGAGAACCGATCTGCTCGTTTGGGCGAAGGAGTTGGAGAAATCGCATCAGCAACCCGCCCCCCCGCCTCCTCCGCCGGTCGTGTCAGAGCCTGCCGTGGTGTCGCAAGCTCCTCAGCCGCTTATCCCGCCTCCGCCTCAGCAGACTCCTCCGCCACCTGCGCTTTCGCTTGGCCCGCAGCGGCTCTCTCCGGCTCCGCAGCCTAGTGCTGCTCCCACCGCTACGGCAGCAGCGATAGCGCCGCCTCCCGCCGTGGCTCCGTTCAGGCAGCAGGTGACTATGCCGGGGACACCGGCACCTCCCACGCCGACAGCGCCTCCCGCCGGCGACATGGTGATCCAGACCCCGGAAGGGATGCGCACCGTGGACAGTGGCGAAGTGCTCGCTGACAAAGTTCTCACTGCTGCCGGGGAACCACCTACTCCGAAGCCCACGGCTTGGGAGGCGCGGGTGGCAGCCGCGAAGGAGCGGCAAGCCAAGAGCGGTGGTTCGCTCTACTCCAATCCCTTCGCCAATCCTCAGTGGGTCAGCGACATGGTGGTGATTATCGCCGACGACATCCGCCACGGAGTGGTCACCGCGAAGAAGGCCATCGAGAGGCTCGTTGCCAAATACGGCGAGCAGTACCGGCCGCAGGCGCTCGACGTGGTCCGCCAGGCGCAGGTGCTCTCGAAGGAGCCGCCTCCCCCAGGAACCACCGCTGCTGGCCCGCAAACGGCCCCAGGAGCGTTCGCTGCCGTTCCGCCGTCCGTCACAGCCACCCAGCCCACCGGCTCGCCTACGGGCCAGCCAGCGCAAGTTTCCGCGGAGCCCCCCCCGCTGCCTCCCCCCGTAGATCCGACGCAGTTCGGCGATGCCCAAGACCCGGAGGCAACCACGCGACAGCGCCTCGAGTGGGCGACGAGGAGTTTCGGCTGGGTCAAACGGCGCGGCCTCCAGCTTTTTCAGGCGGCCCAACTCTACCCGGACTTCCAGCCCATCCAGGATCAGATCGCAGCGCAGGCCCGCCGGGATACGGCCATCACCCAGTGGCAGAACAAAGGCGGCAAGGTCTACCAGGCCATCGTCGGTCTCGGCAAGGTGAGGACGAAGACCTTCTTCCAGTTCGCCTTCGATGTCAGGTTGTGGGAAATCAAGATGGAACGCGCCCTTACCGATCAGGAACTGGCGCAGCTCGCCCAGTCCAAGGGCGTAGATGAGAAGAGCTTCACCGTCTACCAGCAGATGCAGGCTTATTTCCGCGAGTCGCTCGAAGGTCTGCGAGTGGCTCAGATCCGGAAGCTCCAGGCCACCATCGAAGATCCGGTTGCGCTTGGCAAGGCCATCGCCAAGACCAACGAGCAGTTCAACGAGCAGGCAGAGCGACATTTTTTCCCGCTGAAAAGATTCGGCAACTACATGGTTTCGGCGTACATACCGACCAGTGATCCGCGCTACAAGAAGGGAACGAAGATCGATCAGCAGGCGCACTTTGAAACCGCGAAGGCTGCCCGTCAAGCCAAGGCACAGATCGAGGCTGAGTACCGGGCCGACGGTCAGATTGCCAACGTCGTCGTCAGCGAAAAGCTGAGTCCGGAAATCCAGAACCTCGCCAGTCTCCCGCCCGACATGGCCGCCCGGCTCGCCGACGAGCTCAAGCTCGACGCAGACCAGCGTGCGGAGTTGGGCAAGATGGTGGGCGACCGGATCACCGACAACTCCTTCCTCCAGCACCTGAAGCGTGCCAAGGGCACCGCCGGGTTCAGCACCGACGGCCTGCGCTCGCTCGCTGCTTACGCCCAGTCGCACGCCAGGCACATGGGCGATACCCAGGAGAGCCATAACCTGCAGCAAGCCGTGCGCGATGCCAAAGAAGCCATCGAGAATCTCGGGCGCGACGTCGGGAATATCACCGGCACCGACATCATCCGGATTCAGCAACTTCTCAAGGTCATGCAGGAGGCCAATGTCGGCATGCTCAACCCTAAGGTGCGCGGCCTCGCCGCCGCTGGGGGCGTCAATGCGTGGTACTTCATCTTCAACCCCAAGCAGGTTCTCGTGAACCTCACCCAGTCGATGATCACCGCTCCGATCCTGAGCCAGCAAGAGATCGTGATCAAGCAAGAGGTTCCCAGCGGAACCGTGGAAATAACTAAAACCGTGGGGACGGCCGAGGCCACCAAGCAAGTGCTCCTAGCGATGAAGGATGTGGGCCGTGCCTATACGACGCGGGTCTACCAGAAGGTCAAGAACAAAGCCACGGGCGCGCCGGACCAGTACGTGTACACCGGCAAGATCAAGCCGCACGAGTGGGAAGCGATGGAGAGGGCCAAGAGTGAGGGCATCCTCGGCGATACGCAGGCCGCCAACATGGCCTCGCATGCCCGGTCTTCTCTCGCCGAGCGCATGGGCGGCGAAGCGGTGGGCCTCAAGGGGGAAGCCGCCGGCCGTGGCTTTGACGAAGCTTTCCAGAAGCTGACTGAGGCGGGTCTCACGGCTCACCAGATGAGCGAAGAGTACAACCGGCAGGTGGCGTTCCTCTCCTCCTTCCGCGCCCTCGAAGCCGCCGGCCATCCCGATCCCTACACGGGAGCCGTGAAGGTGGTGAAACTCTCGCAGGGCTACAACGCCGCCAGCAATAAATCGTGGGCGCAGCGGACATTCCCGAACGCGATGATGTTCAAAAGTTACACGATGAACAATGCGTACCTGCAGACGATGACTAAGTACGGGAGGCGGCTGTGGCTGGCGCACCTCGTCATGTCGGGACTGCAGGGAGCGATGGGCGCCGAGCACATCTTCAAGTTCATCGACTGGCTCGGCTCCTGGGCCAAGAAGTTCTTCGGCTTCAAAGATCCGCACGTCGACATCAAGCACGACATCCGCGAGTTCTCGACCAGGGTGCTCGGCCAGATCCCCACCGAGTTACTGCTCGAGGGCATCTCGGGCGGGATGCCGATCCCTGGATTCCCCGACGTGAGCGGATCGGTCGGGCAAGGGCGGGTGCTGCCCTTCGTCGATCCCGCGATGGACTTGGCTCATGGCACGGTCGACTACAAGACCTTCCTCGAAAGGGAGGTTCGGGATCTGTTCGGCGTGGGGGCGTCGACGGGCCTCGACACCATGAAGACACTCGTCGAGGACAGCCCCGACTCGCTCCGGTTCTGGAAAGCTTTTACGCCCAAGTTCCTCGGCCAGTTGTTAGAAGCCCAGAACGCCTACGAGGAGGGCGGCGTCAAGGACGCGCAGGGCAATATGGTTTTGAAGATGGACCCGGCCAATCCGAGAGACCTCCTCGAGATGGTGGGCATGGCGGCGGGTCTGCCGTCGAAGCGCGCGACGCTGGCGAAGGAGGGGAACTGGGCGGCGAAGGAACATCAACGCTACTACCAGAAGCTCCTCGACAACCTGCAGCGGGACTACAATACCGCGCACGATTCTGGAGACGAAGACGCGATCACGAAGGTCCATGCGGAGATCGAGAAGATGAACGACACCGTCCTGCCCGAGGGCATTCACCGCTATCTCGGCCAGTTCCACCGGAATTACCTGACGCGGGAGCGGAACCAGCAGCGCAACGAGGAGGGCAACTTCGGCCCGCGCCAGTGGTGGGATGTGAACCAACAGCGCATGGGTCCGTACCAGCCTGCGCCTGCACCGCAGCCTTAACTCGGCAGCGAGTCCATGACATAATCAATCGAGCCGCCACGATGTTAGTCGCATCGAGACGGCCCTGACCTTACGACCTGGAGTAGAGATCGCATGGCTAAGAGAGATTGTAGACTGCCTGCTTTTACCGAGAAGAACATCGTCCGTTATTGGTCGAGATTAGACAAGCGTGGTCCTGATGAATGCTGGTTGTGGAAGGGCGCGTTGAATGATTCAGGGTATGGATCGTTCAGTGTTGGAGCATTCGACATGCTTGCGCATCGAGTGGCCTACTTCCTCAGCTATGGTGTAGACCCCGGTGCTCTCCACGTCTGTCACAAATGTGATCGACCCGCCTGTCAGAACCCGGCCCATCTGTTCCTCGGTACCTCGAAGGACAACATGCACGACGCTTCCCTCAAGGGACGCATGAAATGGAAAGACGAACATCTCTACCGAACACACCCGGAACTTTTGAAGCGAGGCGAAAAGAACCACTCCAAGTTAACGGAAGGTGACGTTCTGGCGATCAGAGAACTCTACGCCGGTGGCTGGTTGCAGCGCGATATTGCCTTCATGTTCGAGGTTGCCACGCCGACAATTTTCTACATCATCAATCGAAAGAAATGGAAGCACATCTAGCATCAACTGGGGAGGCTGTCCTTGGGTGCCGCACCTAACCAACGAACGGCTTTACCATGTTGGGTCGTTACTTCAGCGACCAAGCCGGCATCTTCCAGGTTCTTCAGAATTCCACAAAAGGAACGCCAGTCCATCTTGCTTCGGAATCTCTGGTAAAGCTCGACCGTCGGTACTGATCCATACTTCCTGAGCGTTTCCTCCACGCGGAGCGCCGGCCGCAGTTCATCGTTCACTCCTGCCAGGGCTTCCGGCATGGCTTTCTCGGTTGAACTCAAAATCGTGATGGCTTCTTCGAGATGCTTGGCCTCAATGATCATCGAGTCTCCCTGCGCCGCAGAGATGGCCATAGAAATTTTGTGAGCGTGGGCTTGTCGACGCTGAAGGTAGCCACCGAACGTGTCGGGGGATAATCCCACCGGTGGCTGTTTAGAAAATTGCATGTACCAATCCGTGCCGAGGGCATACGCCTGCTCGGACAGTGTGAACTCACCTTTGAGCAGAGCGATCTTCTCCAGATCCTCAATGAGTTTGGATGCCATGTCTGGCACGTAGCCGCGGCCCTGCTCGGCAGCCCGCTTTGGGTAGGGCACCAAAGTCTTCTTGGATTCCGCAAAGACTAAAATGCACCGGCTGGTGAACCCGGTGCTAATGAGAGACGGAGGCAGGTTCTCTGAAACCCACGCTGGTGTCGCTCCTGCGATCAGGTTGAGGTGTGGTCTTTCGATGATGCGCCCGCCGTCGCGCCGGGTTCTCCGCTTGAATTCATCGCTGCCGTCTCCAGACCACAACTGGGTCAGTTCGGCCATCAGCTTTTTATCTCTGGGATCGAGGAAGGTACCCAACTCCCCCAATCCGTAGGTGACCGAGGAGTGCTTCCGTATCCCACCCCTTGCACGTATACCTGTGCCTCCGGCTGCCGCGTCGCCGAGTTCGTCAATTACGGCTTGCCAAGTGATGGACTCGCTCCCCATGCGCACGCCTTTCACTTTCCGCAGCAGCCGCATGCCCGCATTTATCGCCGTAGTTTTACCGCTGCCTGACGGGCCGATCAGGAGAATATAACAGTGGGGAGTCCACTCAAAAGTTCCCATGTCGATAAAGCACTTCCCCTGCAAGGCTCCAGCTATGGTGGAAATCGCCACCCAGTACGAGAAAATTTCCGGCGGCTCCGAGAATTCACAGTACTCGAGGTAGCTGCGTATCCAGCTCGAGAAGTTACGGGCCATCGATCTCCTCCACCAGGAAGACTTTGGCGAGCGGCACGAACTGGTGCGGCGTGATGATGCCGCCCTGCCTGACGATGCGCCGTAGTGTGGCAGGGAACGGGCCGCGCACGGTCACCTCGATCAGGTTGATCTTGAGCTTAGTGTGCTCGTCGCCGATGTCGAAGTAGTGGCAGGTGACTTTGATCTTGATCATGGGCGGCGGGAAGATCTCCCACCACAGGCGCTGGAACCAGGGATCACGCGGCACTCGGCTTAGCCTTGCCTTTCACGACGGGCTGCATCACTAGCTGCGGCAGGAAGTGGCTGCAGGTATCGGTGTCCTGCTGGATCGGGTAATCCCAACTGCTGCCTGCCCAGACCCTGGGGTTGAGCTGGCACAGGCCGGCATCGCCATAGCGCTCGTGCCAGTACCTGCAATTACGGCAGGTCTTGTCGCTCACTTCTCCTCCTCCTTGCAGGCGGGGCATGAGGCCACGCCGCGCCAGGAAGGCATGCCGCAGGTCAGGCAGACGAAGCTCGCCCAGCCATTCCTGGCCCAGTGCCGGGTGAAGGCTTCGCGCTCGGCGAGCGAGGCTTCTCTCCACTGGGCGTGGGTCAGTGTGTCGAGGGTAGTGCCGGCAGGGATGGTGCCGGTGCGTGCCTTCCAGGGTTCGCTCACTTCTCCTCCCGCTTTGTCCACCGGCCGCACCAGTCCTCGTCGTAGGTGACGGGCCAGCTCCACTCGCGGTAGTCGCCGCCATCGTGGACCGGTGGGTTGACCCGGCACAGCCCGTGGTTGCGCTTGTCCTTGTGCGAGGTCTTCGCGTCCCAGAATTCGCAGATCACGCATGCCCGCTCGATGTTCATTCGGCCATGCCTCTTGCTGCGATGCGGCTCATGATCGCTTGCTCGGAGTCACCCGCTTTACGCCACATCTCCACGTCCTCGAGCGTGACGGGCAGGTAGGGGTAGCCGTGGTAGTCGGGGCCGCCGAGGTGCAGGGCGGCCGGATACCCGCAGACCAAGCACTTCGCGTACTTCACCGGGCCGATGCCCTCTATCTGGCAGATGGTGCATCGCCACTTGCCCGGTTCCAGGTTCTCCCACTCGTGCTGATGCTCTTTCGCTTCACCGGAATTTTCCGGGGATTTCGGGGTCTCTTCTGCCATGTGCTTCTCCGTAATCAGTTTCTTGCCTCGGCCCTTCCACGATCGGTGCCGGTGCATGTCGGTGTGACAGTCTCTGCAATAGAGCTTCACGTCCTCGGGTAATTCGTGGCCCATCCTCGCATAGTTGATGTGGTGCAGTTCTAATTGCTTACCGAATTTCCCGCAGCGTTCGCACATCGTACCCCGCTCGGCGAGGATGTTGACCTTGAACAGCCGCCACTTCTGCGAGCGGAGGTGGTTCATGTAGCGCTTGTACCACTGGTCGGGAACGATCTTTAACTGTTGGCGAAGGCGCTTGCGCTGGCGGGGATTCAGCTTCTTCCGCTTGGGCTTCGGCGGCGGCGCGGTGAACTGTGCCGCTGGCATGCGGTCGAAGGCGTCGGTCTCGTTCACAATTTTCCGCTTGGGCATACGAGTTAGGTGTATACTTCTGTGGTCGGAGCAATCCGACGCGCTTTAGCAGGCGCAGCCGTGGTGCGAAACACGGGTTTCAGTACCAGCCAGGAACAGCCGATGACAGGACATAGCCTGCGTCGACCGGTGTATCCTAACAGACCTGGTGAGCGTTGTCGCGGAGCGTTAATCGGACCGTGGCCCCTCAGGGGACATACACCGGGCGCGACAGGATCCGGACAGGTTGGTGGCATACCCAAGATCGAAGCCACCTGCGATCGACGGATGGCTCCGTGCGGGTTGCAAGCCGGGACTGGTATCAGTCTCGGTGCGTCTCTAGATTCACCATACAGGTTGGTGTTAAGATCAGACTGCGCACACGGCGCACTGCTAAACAGATTGGGCCGCTCGCTGCTTAGGTAGCAAGTGGCCCGACGCGTTTCAGGAGCAAGCGAAGCGCGCAGCAAAGATAACCTCGCCCCGCGAGGCATGGCCGCACCGGCCATATACCATGCACCTCTGTGAAGCATAAGAGTTGAGGGCAGAAAACAGTGCGCGGCGTCGAAGACGCGAGCGTACAAGGCTAACTGCTTAAGCACACCGCCGACCCAGATCGCACTGGACGCAGCGCGGGTAGGTGGTGAGGGTGACCTCGGCGAGGCGGCCGCACACCTCGCACGGCGGCGGGTCGAGGCAGACCTGCGCTTCCTTGCGCCACTGGTCGCCGGCATGGCAGCCGCAGGGGGCCTGCCACTTCCAGATATCTTCGCAGGGAACCCGCGCCGGTCTACCTACGAGCGAGACGATGCCGGTGTTCCAGCAAAGTTCGCATGGCCTCCCTGTGATCTTCTCCCCTGTGCTAGAGACTAGCTTGCTTGTCATGGCTCTAGCTTACTTGGAATGGCTTTCTAAAGCCAGATCTAACGACACCTGCCCGTTGCCGGTGATGGCTGAACGCATACTCGAGTACTGGCTGATGCCGCTGCCGTCGATCGAGTCCACTTCCAGCTCCTCGCACCATCGGTAGCGCTCGGGCGTGTTCACCCGGCCGACATGCACCCACTTTGAGAACATCTTGGCGGCGCGGATATGCTGGCGCGCCACCGCCGAGCCTTTGAACTGATCGTCCCCGCCGACGAACAGGCAATCGAACTCGTGCCACGGCAGGCGGTGGTGCTCGGCCCCGTTCTGGAGGACGAGGGCCACCTTGGGCCAGCCTGAGAGATCCTTGCGCCACCGCTCCCAGAGGTCGAGCGTGAGCGACTGGCTACCCACCATGTCGGGGGCCACCACAAAGAGGCACCGCCCCCGGTTCTCCCACTCTCGCTTGAGCAGGGACCGGTACGAGGCGGGGTCGAAGGCGGAGTAGGCTCCGTTGTCGATGGCAAACGCACCGCCTCGATTGCTGAACCGGGTGAGCGGGGTGAGGAGCTGCCCCACCGAGGATGCCTCCACGCCGAGGTCCGAGGCGCACACCGCGAGGTCTTCGGAGGTGTCAAGGAGGAAGGTCATAGGGTGTAGACCACTCCGCAGTTCACTGTCTCGCGCAACTCGACCCGCTTGAGGCCGGAGACGCACAGGTTCGCCGCGATCCAGGCGGCGAGGACTTCGCAGGTGGGATTGGGGAGGAGATCGTTGAGCGAGCGGTGGTCGAGCTGCTCCTTGAGGGGCAGCCACTTCTCCCGGAGCTCCGAGTAATCCATTATCCAGCCGGAGCGCGAGCCGATCTCGCCGGTCACCTCGATGCGGATGCGGTAGGTGTGGCCGTGCAGGTGGCGGCACTTGTGATCTTCCGGTACGTTCGGCAGCCAGTGGGCGGCGTCGAAGGAGTCTTCGAGGAAGATGGAGATCACTTGTTCTGCCTTCCTAAAGCCAGACTCAATGCGATCCTGACCAGCACCTGCAGCTTGAGGTTCCGGGGGTCGAGGCGGACCCGGCTGCCGAGGGTGGTGACCACCACCGAGCCATCGTCATCGGCATGCGAGGCGAGCGCCGGCATGCGGGTTTCTTCGAGCACGTTGAGGATGATCATAAGCTTTTCAATACGTCAGTTTCCGCTTCTCTCCAGGCTGATACGGTTTCGGAACGCCCCTGTCGTTCTTCATGAAGAACAGCGTCTCGCAGTCCTCGGAACTGCACCGGTAGGTGATGTCGTTAAAGTTGCTGGATTCCTTGAGGGCCAACGCTTTGCAGCGCGGGCAGCGCACCCGTCCTTTGTCATCGAGCATTCAGCACCTCGATGCGGGTTTCTTCGAGCACCTGGAGGATCACCATTGGGGCCACCTTCCTTTCACCACCCGGCACAACAGTGCGCTAACGCAGTAGGCGAGGACGAGTCCCAGGCAGGCGGCGCAAGCGAAGAAAAACAAGGCACTTTCCCACAGCGTCAGCACGATGGGAGGCGCTGCCGGTTCCGCCGGCCGCCGGGGAAATTCGAGTTCGTCGTAGTCCTGCTGGGTCAGGCCGAGGGGCCGGCTCATGGCGCACACCTCCGGATCTCCAGGGCAATCCGGTTCAAGAGAGTGGGCTGAATCATATCAGGGGTAAGGCGGATGATCCTGAATCCCAGGAGCGCGCAGTTTGCGTACTTCTCACAGTCGGCGGCGAACCCCTCCTGCCTCATATGCCGGCCGCGGGAAGCGCCTTCGTGTATCCCGCCCTCGATCTCGACGGCGATCATGGCTGCCGGCCAAGCGAAGTCCAGGCGCCATTTCCGGGGCGGTGCCACGAGGTACTCGCGCTCGAAGGGGGGCCCGCCGAGGACTTTCCACGCTAAAGCGAACCGTTCTTCCGGCTCACTCTTTGCCTTGGGTAGGTTGGCTCCGTGGATTTTCATGAAAAATTACGGAGCTTGTGCAGGATTTCATGGGTCCAGTGGGCGAGCCAGCCCACGGCATAGGAGGAGCGGTAGGCGAACCACTCGAGCGGGCTAAGCCGGCGCAGTCGGACGATGCCGTCGTCATCGACGGCCACCACACGCATCGGGGTTGATTCTTTCATCGGGTCATCGCCTTTCGCATGTTCTCTTTGATCTCGAGCAGGACGGAGATGTCTTCCCTCACCTCGACGAGCCCGTCGGCGGCATCCTGCAGTTCGGTATGGAGCAGGCGGTCACTCCGCTCGACGATGGGCAGGCGGTTGGCCGCCCGGTCGAGGGCGATGATGGCGGCGCGCACTTTGTTCAGGTGGTCCTTCGTCATTTGCTTTCTTTCCTTCCGGGGAAGCGGTACTGGTAACGGAGCTTGGCATTGATGCGGCGGCGCTCGATCCTCTCCGGGGTCATCTGGCGCGGCGGTTTCTTCGGTTTGGGGGCGGCGAAGGGATTCTCCTCACTCTGAGGGCGGCGCCGCGGCACCGGCTTGCCCTCCTCGAGGGCGATCATCACCTCATCCGGGATCTTGTCTTGACTGATCTCCCCGTAACCGGCGGCAATTAATTTATTAAGCTGTTCGAACCGCTTCTTATCACGGATCCCAAGGGGTAAAACGGGTTCGACGGGGGACACGCCCCCGTCCTTGGATAAGCCGAACTTCTTGAGCAGGCCCGGCAGCATGAGGTCAGCGTACCCGAAGAGACCATTTCCCGAACCGCAAATCGCACCCCGGAATATCCCTGCCTGCCTTGATCGCCTCTTTGATGGCGCTCTTGGAGGGGTTAAAGGTGGCGTCGTAGTCCTTGAGCAGGATGTCGTAGTTCAGCAGGTTGCGATAGACGGCGGCCGGCATCTTGACCGTGACCGTTTGGAACTCATCGGGGATGAGCGTGGCGTCGGTGATCTCGACGGACTCCGGGTTGGCCTGGATAGCGAGGCTGCCGTTGTCGGCCTCGACTTTCTTCTGCCCCGACAGTTCGATGCACCTGACCAGATAATCCTTGAAGCGCGCCAAGCCGGACTCGAGACTGCCACGCCATGCGGCAATGCGGTTCTCCTCGGCCCGGGCGCCGGCAATCTGGGCCTCGATGTGGGAGATGGCCCGAATGCAGTTGCCGCGCTTTTGAATCGCCTGCTGCGTCTTCTCGAGGAAGGCAGCCTGGAAGGCGGCGAGCTGGTCCTCGGGGACGAGCGCCTCGGTATCAATGAACTGCACGAGTTCACTCTCGATGGCATAGAGGGAGAGCTTGTTATCGTGCATCGGTGCCCTCCGCGAGAGCGTCCCAGGCTTCAGCCGCTTCAGCCGGATCGGGGGGAGGCGGGCTAGCAATCGACGTGCAGTAGTCATACAGGTCTTTAATCACTTTGCGGATCTGCCCTCTCGTTTTGCCTTGCAACTCATTCCCGTGGGCCATGCCGTGCAGTCCGATGATGCGGTAGTACTCGTGCTCGGAGCCGGTCAACTCGTTGATGATGGGCTTGAAGCCGGTGATGACGGCCACGGTCCCGGCAAAGCTGGTCGTCTGCGCGTACAGTTCGGCGAGGCGCGGCTCAATGTCGGGGAGGGGTGCCGGGGCAGGCTTGGCCTCCTCAGCGCGTCTGGCGGGCGGCTCCCGCTTCAGGACGGCACCAGGCGAGTAGCTATCCTTGGCCTCCGGGTTGATGTCGACGGCGAAGGAGGCAGGCGCAGCAGGCTGAACCACCTCGCCCTCGGAGTCGCCGAGTTCGCCGTCCGAGTAGACGGGCACGCCGCCGAAGATCTCGGGCGTGTACCACTTGGCGCCGTTGCTGATGGCGCGGGCGAAGTACATGTTGCGCGGGTACTTGTTATACATGTCGCCCTTGATCCCGGCCACCCGGGCGTCCCCTTCGGTGAAAGTGGACGTGCCGAGCATGACCTTATCCTTGCCGAGGAACTCGAGGGCGCATCCCTGCCCATCGAGCTTGATGACGCGGAAATCGTAGCCATGCTGGCGGATCAGCGCAGCCATGAGATTGGCGGAGAGGGTAACCTTCCCTTTTATCAAGGAGATGCCCATCATAGACGCTATCGGCGGCAGGCCCAGCTCCTGGCCGGCGAGCACCTTGACACAAGCCTGCGCTACGTCCTTGGCATCCTGGAAATAGCCGGACTTGGCGAGCAAAGCGCCGAGGGTCTGGACCTCGGCCAGACCCATGCGTGCGGGGAGATTGTCGCTCATTACGAGCGGCCTCCGAAGGAAACGCGGATGCCGGTGCCGTCATCGGCGAGCGAGGCGACGAGCACCCCGTCCTGCTCGGAGTGGCCCGCGGGGGCCAGCTCGCCGTCGGAGTCGCGGTCAAGGTGGGCGGCGATGGTTTCCATCTCGCCGAGCGCGGACTCCATCCCGGCCATGATGTCGGCGATGGCGGCGGGTTCGAAGAACAGCGTGAGGTAATTGCCGCCCGGGTCGGTGATGGTGAGCCAGGCCGAGCCGTCGTTGTGCGTGACCCGGAAGGCGATCTTTTCGTCGGTCGAGTGCTGGTGAAGTGAAGCGTTCATGTGTGTGTGTGATCCTTTCTGTTCTGATAGTAGCCTGTATCTAGGTAGATGTCAAGAGGCTAGGTAGATATATTAGGTAGCTATTCCAAATCCTGCGGCTGGTAGACGTAGGGGTCGGCGGAGCGCACCCGCTCGAGGCCGGAGAGCCGCGCCTCCAGGTCGAGGATGCGCTTGTCCGTCTTGCCGCTGGCCCACGAGGCGATCAGCGCGTTGCCCAACGTGAGCATACAGGCCACCAGAGCTGCGGTGAAAGCAAACCAGTCCATCATTCCTCCTCCAGGATTCTTTTGTCGCACTCGCAGTCAAACAGCGGCGCCCCGCATTCGGCGCACCGCACAGGCTCGGGTTCCGGCTCCTCGCAGGCGCACTCTGAGAGCGGCAGCTTGCACCACGGGCAGTTCGTTGACTCAGCCTCTCGAGTGGTCATGGGTTTACCCCCAATTGCGGCAGCGCCTGCGATAGCGCCTGCATCTCGCGCATGCTCCTGATCGAATAGAAGATCACCTTGCCGTTACTCACCGGGAAGTGGCTCTTGGCATGGCGCCGGATGACGCCCTGCTCGTCGAGCACCGGGTCGAGGTAGACCTTGATATCGCGGAGGTGATTATCGGCGGCGAAATCGGCCCCCAATTCCTTGATCGTGGCCTGGCGCCAACTGTAGAAGTTCACCCGCACCTTCATCGCGGTTCTTTCCTCGCCGGCGTCGATGGTGATGGTCTTCTTCGCGGTGGGGTCCGAGCCGATCTGCTGACAGATCATGAGATAGATCTCGTGCCCGGGGATCAGATCCCGGCGCTTGACCGACTCGTTCGACTTGGCCTTGGCCTTTGTCCTGGCGGTCACGCGCTTCTTGTAATCTCCCTCGGCGGCGGGCAGACGCGGCGCGTTGCCCATGTTCTTCACGTCGACAGCGAGCGGAGTGGTGGCGCCCTCGAACACCTTTGGCTTGGGATCGGTATACGGGTGAATCTCCCTCTCGAGCGGCGGCGCCGGCGGGGCGGGGATGATGGGACGGGGCAGGCTCATTCAGGTTCCTCCGGTTTCATGGCTTGGTTGCGGGCGTAGGCTTCTTGTAGTCCGGGATGGCCCTTGGGTTTGTCGAGCCAGACGAGGTCGTAGCCATCCGGGTAGTGCTCGCGATAGCGGTCATGCTTCCAGTCCGACGAGATGCCGATATCGTGGCGCGCCCAACCTTCGTTGGACGACCCATGCCCGGCGAGGTAAGTGCCATCCTCGGCCATCGCTATCACGTCAAGCAAGCCTGGGATGCCTCCGTTGATGAAGCAATAAATCTTAGGCATTCAAACCTCCAATGGAATATTGCGGGCAACGCGGCAGGGCGGACACACGCGCGCCCGCACCAGGCCGAGGCGCAGCCGCTCACCCGCCGCCGGCTCCAGGCAGAAATGGCACCGCACCACACCGCGGCTGGCCCTCGAGACGGAGATCTCGTTGTACTCAATGGCTACCGCCTCGCCGGTCATGCGAATGCCTTTATGCAAATAGGCTTGCCTGCGAATCATGGCTTTTCTTTCAGCCTTGCCAGCAAGTCGGTCATGTTCGCTTTGAGATGAGCTATGCAGTCATCCTTGCTCAGGTGCGTTCCGTGAAACGTGAGTGCGCCTTTTACCGGGCCGCCACATTCCCGGCAGCGCCTGTTTCTACCGGGTGCCGCCAGACGCAACGCCAAATCTGTGGCGTCCATACGCGCATCCATTCCGTCCTGATAGCTATCGCTCATTTGGTTTTTCTTTCTTGAACTTGGCTTGCTGATTAGGCTGCACATGCAGATGCGGATAACGCACCCGCAAATCCTCGAGTTTCTCCGCCGCCGCCAGCTTCGACGCCTGATCGCGCCGCCTCACCCTGACCCTGAAATCTTCCGCGATGGCTTCGAAATACACGGCGAGTCCGCTCAACGCATCATCGCCGTAGTAGGCGAGCAGATACGAAGCCTCGGCAAACGCGGCGCTCCGCAGCAGATCCGGATGCGACGACGAAAGCCGCTCCCGGGACAGACCCGAGAACGGCTTCCGCGGAATCGGTTTTACTTCGATCCCCATTGGACTAGTAGGGCAGCACTCCCATCACCGGAGCCATCGGATAGGCAGGCAACACCGGGGCGTAGTAGGACATCGCCGGCCGCACCGGAGCCGGAGCATGATACACCGGATAGCCTCCCGTGTAGGCGGGGCGCGGCGCAATCACAATCGGCGCTTGCGTCGCATACGGATTATTGGCGGACTGGTTCGAGTAGGGCGAACCATACCTGCCATAGGGATTATTCACGCTATCGGACTGGTAGGGCGAACCATACCGGCCGTAAGGATTGGCAATCGAGTTCGGGTCGTACGGATTCGAGGAGAGATTGCCGAGATACTTGCCGTCGCGGCTAACCACGATCGGAGATTGCGCCGACAGCGTGATGCCAGCGGCTAATGCCAGTGTGATGAGTTTCATGTGTGTGTGATCCTTTTAAGTGAAAAGCCTGTCTTATCAAGCGCAGTAGGCCATGCTGCACGACCCGGGCAAACCGGGTTTCGACTATTCGGCCACCTTGCCTTTGTGATACCGCGCCACAGTTTTCTGTGAATCAATGCTTTCGATGCGCGCCCAGTACTGATTGCGATCAGTCTGGGATTGCCGCGCGGCTTCTTTCCGAGCATTGCGCAGCCAGTGCCGCGTGGAACCTTCCGGATAAATGACATACCCGCTGTGCTTCATTGTGTGTGATCCTTTGTTCAATCTTATACGATTTTGTCTGACTTTGTACAGTTATTTCGCCGAGCCGGGCTTGCGGATTATGCCGGCCGCGGATAGAACAGCGAATAGCCGTTATCCGCCCAGTTTTGCCGCTTGACCGCGGCGCCCGTGCGATCCGCCTCGAACTGAGCCGCGGCATTGGCCTGCTTCAATTCCGAGTCGCGAAACGATACCCGCCCGCCATCGACGACGACGTAGCAATAATTCAGTTCCCGCATGTCGTTGTTTTCCCACTTTCTGATGAATTCAATTCGAGCTGGGCTTGCCGATTACAAGCCCCATAAATGCCCCAGGAACGCGCGCGCCTGGCGGAGGCCCCGTACCACCGGACCGACCGCCGCAACGCCCCACACGCTAAGCCAGGCGCAATACGCGCGTCTCTAATCGCTGAATCGCAACGGTATCGACGGCAACAACTTACGATACGAATAATCGGTAAACGTCATATAGTCCGCCACATCTCCGAATAACGGCGCCGTCAAACGACCGTGGTTTATTCGTCGGATTCTCTTCAGTGTCACGAGCAGCACCCGCAGCACGGCGCATCTTCGCATCGACCATTGCGATTCACGTACACTTCAGCACCCGATGAAAACCTGGTGTAGTGCGAAACCCCGCGCGGCACCCGTAACCCCGCGGCGCCACGATACGCGCGACCGCTTGCCACAAGAGCCCGCGCGCGATCGCCGGCATCTTCCGGCACCCGCCAGCCCTTCACGCTCGCGTCCCATTCTCCGCCCATCGCGCGCAATTGCTGCCGATGCGGATACGTGTTCCCCGTAATCAATGTCATTGTCTTGTTTCCCACTTTCCTATGCGATAGATTCGCGCCTACGCTCACCCCGCGGATAAGCGTAATGCGAGCCCATCACTACCCCCGCAACTCCGCCAGACGCCACGCGAGCTCGTTCTCAGCATCTACCAGCGTCTCGAGCGTACGAAGCAGCTCAACCGCGGGCTCGTTATTCTCCGGATACCGCGCGCATTCCAAGTGAAACCGAGCTCCTCCTAGAAACGCGCTACCCAAATCGGCGAGCTCGACACTATCATGCTCGCTGCCATTAAAATAAACCTTCGTATCAGCCATTGTGTGATTCCCTTCTATTCCAAATCGAACTAAGCGGCCGCACCAATCTGAATCAGTCCGGACTGAACCACGAACGAGCTCTGCACCTTCTTCGCTTCTCCCTTTGCCCTAAGCCCGACAATCACTCCCCGCGGATCCAAGAAACGCACGTCATGCTCATCCCCGTCAATCACCTTGTATCCCATCCACTCCGCCGGCAACGAAGCACCCCGCTTCGTATCAAACACCACACTCACATTCACGCCATGCTCGAGAGCCTCGAGACACTCCGCCAGATTCTCCCCGCTATACGAAAACGTCAGCTGATAGTTGTACCGAGTCCGCAACCACGATTTCGGCAACTTCGTGTAGTCATAGAACATAACGCAAGGAAATTCTTTCGCCATCTGCATGGCAACCCAAGGCAAATCACTTGTGCCATTGAATCGCACGGCGGGCTTCAATCCTTCCCGTTCTGCTTCCCGTATCAATGCCTTGATATCCCGCCGCAACGCATTCAGGAACGATTCCCTGTCTTCCCACAGCCACACCGTCTTCCCAATCCGCGCTCTCTTGATCTCAGGGAAAATCTTCGATCGCCCACTGTCATACAGACAAGCCTTTATGCACCCCGCCGTCGCAAACGTACATACATTCATCACACCGCTTTCCGATGCCGGCGCCAAATAACATATCCCCGTCAACACGCCCAGCGATTCTCCCTTGATCGTCTTCGCGTTAGCCGTTTGCAGCACAGCCCCGCGCTTGTACCCGTCCTGGTACCCAGCGACTATCGCGCTTCTCAAACCTTCAATGATTCCCATGACTCTTGTGTGTTCCCTTTTAGCGTGATCATCAGTGCACGGCCGCTAACCCGCGCAGACGCCCGTAGGCGTTTCACTTCCCTATACAGTTCAGATCTCCACAAACACATAACCCCGTCTCTTGCATCCCATGCGCTGGCCTCCTCTCCCACCTGACGTACAGTTCGATGATTCCCACCACCGCCAGAAACCCAACCGCCACACTCACCGCCACCGCTATTACCACTTGTTCGTATGTCATATTCAGATAGTAACCCGAAGCTCTATCTAGAACAAGAGTACTTAGGTACTGTTTTGTGGTTTGTATGCTTTTGTTTTGGACCGTTTCGATTTACTAAAACGTTCTACTAAACGCTATTGCCTTCCGCTACGACTAGCACTTTGACTGCCCAATCGCTGCGCCCCGCCCTGTTTCGCCGGGGATTTCGTCCAAACGCGGGTATCAATCCCTCAAATGGGGGTAGTTCGCGTGCATTCCAGGGCGTAGCCTTGCCGATTACGGCATGCGATACGTCCAGCCGGGGGAATCGCCCACTGCCCTGTACAGCTCAGCCCCTGTCTCACCATGTGGGATGCTTTGCACTGCAGAGTACTACGCGGCGAAGCGCGGCAGGCTGCTGCTGCCCTCGAGCCGGCCGGCGACTGAAGGCCTGGCCCTGCGGGCAGCCTCGCCCATCGATAGGGCCGGGGCACCCCCAGGCCGGGGGGGCCTCCGCTTTCAGTTAGGCTCGCAGCGAACCGCAGCAGTATTTTCGGGTCTACTGGAATGAGAAGGGAGTAGGATTGAGCGATGTATCTGATCAAGCGTGGGGAGAAGCCGCGGCCGATCTGCGCCGGATGCAGGAAGATTGGGGAGGCAGGGGTGGTGGTTCCGCCGTGGGAAGCCTACATTTGCCAAGCATGCCGTGCGGAGTGCGAGGCGAACCGGAAGCGGATCACTGCGATGTGGAAGCGGGAGAAGCTACGGCAGAAGGACGCAATGTAATGTCTATACGTGATTCAGCCAGGGTGAATCAGAAGCGATTCAGCAAGGTGAATCACTATGCTCGTATACCTAGGGATGTTCTGATCGATCGAGGGATAGGGGCGGACGCGAAGTTGGTGTATGCAGTAATGGCGATGACGGTGTTCCATGGGAGGGTGGCGTGGGTGGGGCAGCGGCTGATCGGGGAGATGCTGGGGCTGAGTCAGGCGACGGTGCATCGGCGGCTGAAGGAGTTAGAGGGAGCGGGGCACATCCGGCGGATGGCAGAAGGAGTGGGGAAGCGGACGCACTGGGAGCTGGTGTCGCCGGTATTCTCACAGAAGCAGGGGCAGGAGACGGTGGTTGTGTCGGCGCCGAGTGGGGCGAGGCGGATGGTGAGTGTGGATTTGGACAGGGAAAAGGTGGGATGAGATGCCATTGAAGAAGGGGAAGAGCCAGGCCGCGGTTTCAGAGAACATTGCCAAGTTGCGCAAGGAGAAGTACCCGGCGAAGCAGGCGGTGGCGATTGCGCTCAACGTGGCGGGGAAAGCCCGGCCAAAGCCGAAGAAACCGTGATAGGCTGGGGGCTCTAGCAGCCATATGCGGGGATGCCCTGGCGGATCAGATACGCTGGGGCGTTTCCGTCTCCCGGTCCAGGCCAGGGGTAAGGGCGAACTCGTAGACGCTGGCCTGTTTACTGGAGCGCCGCCGGGAATGTGCCATAATCGTGGAGACAGTCTTGTGTTGATCCTTGGGCGGCGAGGCAGATCCCACTCCTCAGCCGCCCGATTAATTTATGCTCACTTCCCTCAAATGCCCGATGTGCCGTGAGCACGCCGTCACGCTCGTTCCCACGGGGGAATGGCTGTGCGTCCACTGCGGCTGCTGCGGGATTGCCGGCGTGGCCACCGGAAAGGTGTTCTCGATCCGGGAGCGGCGCTCGGTGCGGATGATGGCGCAGGTTCCCAGGAAACCGGCCGGTGCTGAAACGATCGCCCCTTCTCCGGCATCTTAGCATCGAGGGCGCAGCGGCCTCCGTTTACAAATCCTTCCGATGCGGGTTGTTTTGTTGTCCAGGCGGAATCCCCGTTGCGCCCACTAATCTAAATCGCTTGACCCCATCCTGGCATTTAGCTACTATCTAGATAGTGCCAGAACCCAACGGGGAAGAAACCCCAACCTCCAGAACTCCACAGCGCGTATCGAAATCCATCGACTGGGCCGCCGACAAGGGGCTGCTCATCTTCGAGTGGCAGGACTCGGAAACCACGGTCCTCGACCTCTCCGAATTGCCGCAGAATATCCAGACCGATCTCATGTACTGGGGGCTGATCGCCCGCTGCCAGCAGGCGTATGTGATGGCCAAAGGCTCGCCGAAAGTAGCGCGGGAGAAAGCAGGCAAGCTCTGGGAGCAGCTTAAGTCGGGCGACTGGGGCCTTCGCCGTGGGGAGCAATCCTACAGCATCACGGTCAGGGCTCTGGCCGTCCTGCTCAAAACTTCCGAGGCCGAAGCCCAGGCGCGCTTTGCCGCCCTCCCCGTCGACAAGCGCCGCGAAGTCTCTTCCCGGTCCGACGTGGTGGCCCAGGTGGCCAAGCTCAAAGCCAAGGCCAATCCCCTTCAAAGCTTAGACCAGATTTTGAAATAGTCCGTCAGGAGAAAATCAAGTGCCCGAAGAACAAGAAGCCGCCGCCGCCATCCCGCCAGACCAGATCCTGGTGAGGGCTTTTCGCGGCTGGCTTTACAGTCCAATTACGAAGCGGCTTTATTCAGCCGTCACGCGCGAGGAGAATGGCCCCTCCACTTTCGAGAGGCCCTGGAGTTTTGCGCCCGGGTACGGGTTCGACGTTCCCTTGCAGCCCTTGTCGCCACTGGATTACGCGACCGCCGACACGGCCCAGTGGACCTTGGATTGGGCGCGCGCCAATTGGCCCAGCCTCACTTTCGACATCGCCGTCCCCGAACCCACCGGCGCGATCGTCACCGAGAGCCAATATCTTTTGATTGCCTGGAATGGCCAGGATCTCTACGAGGCGTACTCGGCCGGCCAATGGGCGTTCCTCTATGATCGCGACGGCCAGGACGCAGCCTATGCCGCCAGAACCGCGGAATTGAAACAAGCGGGCTTTGCGGTTTAGGGCACATGCCGCCATTTCTGCCGAGTCACGATCAGGCAGATGTTGGCTTGGCAAACCCCGAACTTGGCGGCGATTTCGCGTTGCCGCCACTGTCCGGTGGCATGGAGCGCTCTGATCTCGATGATGTCACCCTCGGTGAGCTTGGCCCAATGATGCTTAACGCCGCTTACCCAAAATCCCTTGGAGATAGCATCCTCCGCGTTTTCGCGCCTATTGCCCAAAAAATAATGGGCAGGATTCTGACACGGCGGATTGTCGCATTTATGGCACACAAAGAGCAGACCGGGATCCACCCCGTGTCCCAGGAAATAGGCGATGCGATGGGCAGGAATTTTCCGATGGTGCTTTCTGTCCCCGACAGCAAATTGCCCATATCCATATTGGTTCATGCAGCCCTGCCAGAGCCAACAATCTTCCGGTCCACGCCGAGCCACATGCGTCCAAAATCTTTCGATGTCCTTTGGGGAAAGAACGGGCAGTGTTCTAGGCTCTCTATTAGCCATGTGTTCTCCTTTCAAGAGCACGTTGGTCAGAGCCGCGCGATGTTAGTAGCATCGTTGCGGCTCGTTCCTATTGTATGAGCAACTGGGCGTATTACAACGAGATAGATCCTGGAAAAGCTCAATGGATAAAAGAGTTGATGAAAGCGGGAGTCATCACCCAGGGAGAAGTAGATGAGCGATCAATTAAACTTGTTTCCCCCGACGACCTCCGGGGATTCACCAGAGTGCATCTCTTTGCAGGCGTCTCTATTTGGGACTACGCCCTCACCCTTGCCGGATGGCCCGCCGACCGCCCCGTCTGGACCGGCTCCTGCCCTTGCGGACCCTTCTCCAGCGCCGGCAAAAGAGCCGCGCAAAACGATCCAAGGCATCTTTGGCCAGACTTCTTTCGCCTCATCGAAGCACGAAGACCTGAGTGCATCTTTGGCGAGCAGGTATCGTCGATTGACGGCCTCGCTTGGCTCGACCTTGTACGAGATAACCTGGACGCAGCGGATTACACCCTCGGGGTTCTCGATACCAGCGCAGCGGGCGCAGGGGCGCCCCACATCCGCCAAAGGCTCTATTGGGGCGCTCGGCTGGCCCACGCCGAATGCTTCGAACGGGAGCGGGGGCGGGCAGGCGGCGAGAGCCGGGAACCCGGAGCGGTCGAACGAGCTGAACGACTTCGCGATGCTGGCGGGCTGGCCCACGCCGAGGGCGACGGACAGATCGAACGGCGACCCGAATCAGGCGAACGGAGCACTCTCGGCGGATGCGGCGATGTGCGGCTGGGCCACTCCGACGAAGGGAGACTCGGCGAACGCGGCGAATTCCACTTGCACCCGCTCGAACCCGGACTCGCAGCACCACGACGGCTGGACGCTGATCGACCAAGCCCGGTTAACGGGCTGGGCGACTCCGAAAGCCTCGGACGGGGACGGCGGCAGGACGACGATGACCAAGGGCGGGGGCAACGCGCATCTCCAGATCGAGACGAGGCTAGCCGGATGGCCGACTCCGATGGCGGGCACTCCGGCGCAGAACGGCAACAACGCGGCGGGGAACACGGACTCGTCCCGCCTGACAGAGGCGCTGTGCCGGTGGCCGGTCCCGTCAACGGCTTCTGGCGAGGGGCCGATTGGGTTTATACGAGAGCACAGCGGAACGGTGATCTGCCGAGCTGGCGGCCAATTATGCCCTCGCCACAGCGCGTGGCTCATGTCGATACCGGAGATCTGGTGCCGGTGCGCCATCCGGGCTTCCCGCTCGCTCAAGGCGAAGAAGCGCGCGTCCTCCGGCTCAAAGGATACGGTGACGGGATCGTAAGTCAGCAGGCTGCGTGGTTTATCCGCTCATTCATGGAAGAGTTGGAAGAAGAGTAGCGAGACGCCCCGCTTCTTTGTATGATTGAATCTCGCCACGAAAGAAGCATGGAGGAGTGAGCTGGTAACTCGGAGGAGACCGGCTCACTTTGACTTCCAGGAGCAATGCGTCCGTAGAATCAGATTCCACTTCAATCCTCGGCTATCGGGCGCGTCCCGGTAGCCGCTTTTTTTTGCCATCCGCATCAACTCGCCTTATACTTGCAACCATGCCGCCACCCAAAGATCCTCCGGATCCCGAGTTCGATGAACTCTTCGAGCCAGACTCGCCCGACGTTCCCCCCGTTGCCCCCGACTACGCGCCCGCCGAAGATGCCAATGAAGTAGAGGAGCTCACCTAACATGGCTGCCACCAAGCTCGATGAATTCGGCCGCCCCATCGACAACCCATTCTTCGGCGGCGGCGGACTCGGAGGCGCTCTCGCCTCGCTCCCCGGCACGCCTGTCCTCGGCGCCGCCACTCCTCCACCAGCCACCGGCGGCTACGAGCAGCCCGGCGCCCAAGGACCACTGGCAGGAGGCACCCCACAAACCAATCCCGGACTCCCGCCTCCTGCTTCCACCGCAGGCACCGGCGGCTTCTTCGGCGGGCAATCGCCCTTTCAGACGGGCGTCACCGGCACGCAGAATAATCAGACAGTGCCCTTCGCCTCCGAGAGGTACGTCACTCCAGAGGCGGCGCAGAGGCTCGGCTCCCTGCTCGGCGCGAATGTCGTATCTCAGAACACCGAAGGGATGTCGAGCCCCGGATCAGGCGCCCCCTCTCAACCGATGCTGGGGCTAGATTTCCAAGGTCAGGGTGACGTGCAGGATGCCAGCATGGGGGCTTTCCAGTTGGCGCGTGGCGATCGTCCCGAGGACGTGGCCGCGCGGTACAAGGCAGGGCTCACCAATACAGGATGGGGCGGCCCCGCTCCTCAACTAGCCGAGGCGTGGGATGCGCCCTACTGGAACCGGAGTACACCTGTTTCCACCAACACCCCGAACGCCGAGCAGGCTGGCTTCTTCGGTCCGCAGTCCGGCCAAGGAGACCAAACCGCGTTCTTCAATTGGCTCAGAGGGCAGCTCGGAGGTCAGGGCTGATTGACGCGCCTGCTCTTGAGGCGTACCATGAACCCCATTAGGGTTGTCGTTTCCTCCTAGACAGGGCAACCCGCGACAGTTGTTTGGGCATTTCTGATTTGTCACGTGGTGTTTCGGGCGGTTCTCGTGATCCATTCGCCGCTCGATAAGCGGGGTTCGGACGCATCTGACTAAGCGCCCGAATCCCGTTCTTTTAGGGCAGATGTCGCCAGTGCTTGCGGTTGACGATCATGCTGATGTTGGTTTGGCAAACCCCGAACATCTCAGCGATCTCGTATTGAAAGTACATGCCCGTGGCGAACATCCTTCTGATCTCGATCACATCAGCCTCTTTCAACTTCGCAGCTTTGCCACGCTGTTCCCCACGCTGCACCAGTTCCGGGTGCCTTCGATAGAAGTGTTTATCCCCGGTCTGCATATGTCCCTTGGCGACGGCATCGCGGACATTTTGGCCTTGGTCACCGAGCCACAAATGGGCGGGGTTTACGCACAACTTTACGTCACATTTGTGGCAGACCTGCAGACCACCGGGGTCCACTCCGTACGCTAAGAAGTAGGCGACTCTGTGTGCATACAGAGTGTGCCTCTCTTTAAGTCGACGGATGCCGAACTGCCCGTATCCGTTTTTCAAAATGCCGCCCGTCCAAATCCAACAGGCGTCCGGGCCACCACTCCTGTCCGCCTTTGACAAAGCCCGGGCAGTGTCCTTCTCGAAAAATTTGGGAGTGAGTTTAAACTGGATTCTAGCCATCGTGTTCTCCTTTCAAGAGCACTGTGGTCAGAGTCGGGTGGCGCTGCAACACGCCGCTCGGCTCGATCAATTATATGGCAGAAACCCAAGAGCGGGATTATACTTAAGCCCATTGGCGGATATAAAATCACTTAACTATCGTCATCAGGCGCTCTTGCACTGGATGATCGCCAACCCCGGTCGCCAGATAAGGGAAGCGGCGATCGAGTTGAACTATTCTCGCCACTACATCCACGTTTTAATCCACAACGATCTGTTCCAGGCTGCCTACCTCGAACTCTGCAAAGAACAAGGGAAAGAGGCGGTATTCGTCGGTGCCAAAATCACCGACAAATTGAACAGCCTCGCGCACCGCTCGCTGGATGAAATCGATCGTCGTTTGGAAGAGAACGAACTCGAGTCGCGCGAGCTGCTCACCGCCGCCAAGCTCTCGCTCACCGCCCTCGGCTACATCAACCCCAAGGGCTACTCAACCGACATGCACGTCCACTCGCACCTGCAAGTCGACGTGAACATTATTAATGAGGCGCGCGAGCGGGCGCTCTCACGCCGTGCCGCCCCGCCCCTCACCATAGAAGCCAACCTCGAAGAACAGGAAAGTTAGATGCAAACCACCACGATGGAAGAACTCGCCGAGCGCCTCTACACGGCCAAGGCCCAGATGCTCGACTGGATGACGGAGGAGACGCTCGCCCCCATCCCCACATGGTCCGAGACCCAGCGTACCGTCAAGAACGCCTGGTACATCGTGGCTCAGGAATCCATCGATGCCGGTGCCGAGGCGCCCCCGCCTCCCCCGCCGCCGATCCTCTTTGAAGCATCCGCCGGCGAGTCGACCGACCCGAAGGCCATCGAGATCCTCGGCCCGCACCCTCAATGGGCCGCGCTCCCCGAGAGCCTCGCCGCCGATTGGGCCTCGGTCGGAGAGGTTTCCGGCGACGTGATGGAAGATCTGCGGCGCGACGTCAAGCCGCTGCCGTTAAAGAAGAAGCAGCATGTAGGCGATGTGCCGCCCACCGGCCCAGGCGGGGGTACGCTGCCCGATGTGGCCGGCGTCACCATTGCGCCGCTCGAGCAGAACTTCCCCTCGACCGGCGGAACCGGCGCGGTCACGGTCACCATCACCGAACCGGGCATCGACAACACCTGGCAAGTCGACAAACAGTCAGAAGCCACCTGGCTCACCATCGACTCGCCTCCAGAAGACACCCCGCAGGCTGCCGATGGAACGGTGAGCTATACCGTCGAGGCCAACACGGGCGCGACCGAACTGCGCGGCGCGCTCTACATCAACGGCAAAACCCACACCGCCATCGTGGCGCCCGCCGCCGCCGGCACCTTTGCCGCCCAATCCTCCGCGCACGCCGCGGCGAAGAAGCCGAATCATAAATAAGGAGAAAGAACGATGACCGAAAAAGATACGGCCTACAAGCCGGAACCGACTCCGCTCCCCGCTCCCGGGCCAGAACATACCGCCGAAGGGCTGGCCGAGAAGCTCTACGAAGCCTGGGCGTCTTACTGGAAGACCGAAGCCAAGCGCCCCGCCTGGAAGGACGTGGCCCTGAGCGCCAAGCTCCGGTGGCGCGCCGTCGCCAACTTAGCTATCGGCCGCGGCCCCTTCGACGATCCCGATGAACATCGCCGCATGGCTGAAGACGACCGCGCCGCCTTCCAGCATGTCCGCGACATGGCCTTCGCCGACACCAATCCCAAGCCCAAGACCAAGGATGACAAGGACAAGGACGACAAGAACGACAAGGATGCCAAGCATCCCAAGGAGCCGCCGGTCGGACCGCCGTTCCCGCACAAATAACTGATGACTGAAAACGTGGACCTCATCGACGTAGCCATAGTGGTTGTGATCCTGGGGTCCATGTTCGCCGCCTCGCTCGCCCACCGGATTGCGCTCGACTCGCGCGAGAAACTCTTCTACCGGAACGTCGAACGGTCTCGCCGCGAAAGGGCTGAACGGGAATGCCGATGAAGAAAGCTTCCCCGCAGGTTGACCTCAACGAATTAGTATCGCTGTGCGCCACCGACGGGGAGCTTTTCTGCCGCACCTTCTTCCCCTCCGCTTTTAGGCAGCCATCACCTGATTTCCATCGCCGGATATGGGCCGATTGGATAGATACTTCCTGCGAACTCTCGGCGATTTCTGTCTTCCGAGGTGGCGCGAAAACTACGCTGCTGAGGGCTTATGTGGCGTGGTGCATGGCCTACCGGGTCAGCCGCACCATCGCCTATATCGGGGTCAATCAGAACAAAGCCTTCGAGACAGGGGACTGGCTGCGGTCGGCCATCGAGGGCAGCAGCAGCGATGGAATGGCGTTCGCCCAAACCTACGGACTCAGGCCGGGGAATGTGTGGAACGCGGATCGCTTCGATGTTCTCTGCCGCTTCAAGCACGATGAGCCGGAGACGAAAATTTCTTTGGTTTCGGTAGGCATCACTTCCTCGATTCGAGGGTTGAATATCAACGCATTCCGTCCTGACCTGATTTGCCTGGATGATATCCAGTCAGAAGAGAATGTTGGCAGCCCGGAGCAGATTGAAAAAATTAATCAGTTAGTGTACGCGAGTATCCGAAATACAATGGCGAGCAAGCTCGATGCTCCCAATCGCAAGATGGTCATGCTGCAAACCCCGATGCAGCCACGCGATCTCATCAGTTCTGCCGAGAACGATCCCGAGTGGCGCTTCCAGCGCATCGGTGCCCGGGGCGAGAACGGCAAGAGTGTCTGGGAAGCCAGCCTCCCCACGGCGGAACTCAACGCCAAAGAGGAAAACTACCAGCGCCGCTATCAATTCGCCTACTTCGCCCGTGAGTACCTGTGCATCAACGTCCCGGATCAGGGCCAATTCTTCCAGCAGTCGGACCTGCGTTTCTACGAGGTGCCGCCGCCCAATCTCCTGACCGTCTACGCGATCGATCCCGTTCCGCCTCCCAGTAAGGCGCAGGTAGAGAAGGGCCTCGCCAAGAAGGACTTTGAAGCACACTGCATCGTGGGTATGAACGCCGCGAAGGACGTATTTTTGCTCGAGTACTCCATCTCCAAGAACCATCAGCCCGACTGGTCTGCGGCCAAATTCTTCGAGTTCACCGCCAAGTGGAAACCGGTTCGCGTCCGGGTCCACGCCGTGGCCTACGAGACCACGCTCAAATGGATTCTGGATGAGGCCATGCGGAAGAAAGGCATCTTCCACGCGGTAGAGAATTGGAATGACCGCCGCCCCAAGCCGGTCAAGATCCGGCAATCCCTCTCCGGTCTAGCCGCTCACAACAAGCTCTACGTCCGTAAGGAGATGACCGAGTTCCTTCAGCAGTGGGCGATGTATCCGGGAGTCGAACACGATGACGTGATCGACGTGGTGGCGGTCGCCGTATCTCTCGTCCTGGAGCTATCCTCTGGAGACTACGAAGAGGGGCGCTTCTTGCCCCTTGGAGAACCTAAGGCCCTGGAAGAAGCGTGGCGCCAATGCCCCTAGATATGCGTCCATGTTTTCCGGCGGATGATCTGGCTGACGTTTCCCTTCGTCACGCCGAACATGGCGGCAAGGGCTTCTTGACCGTAGGATCCAGTTCGGTAAAGCGTCCTGATTTCGACGACATCGGATTCTCCCAATTTGGCGTTGTGACGTCTCTCTCCCCGCAGTACAAATTCCGGATGCTTTCTGGAATAGTGGCTTTCTCCGCGCACGATAAGCTCCGGGTGTCTTCGCATGTAGTGGTTCTCCCCGGATTGCATGCGTCCCTTGGCGGTCGCGTCTTGAACGTTATCCGCTCGACTGCCCAAAAAATAATGAATCGGATTGCAGCAGGGCGGATTGTCGCAGGTGTGCAGGACGCAGAAAGGGATTGGATCCCTGCCATGGCCCAAAAAATACGCTATGCGATTCGCCCTGAACATCCGCTGTTGTTTCGGTGGACCATAACCAAACGCTCCATAGCCATGCCGTGTGGTGCAGCCCTTCCAAAGCCAGCACTCGTCCTCCCCTCCCCGGTCGATTTTCGACCAGAATCTTTCGATGTCTTTAGGGGAAAGCGGAAAGAGCGGTCTACAATCTCTTCTAGCCATTCGGCCTCCTATTCAGGTCGTCTCGGTCAGGGCCGTGCGGTGCTGAACACGCCACACGGTCCGCTCAATTATGCCACGGAGGTGGCCCCATGATCGATCAATTAATCTACCTGATCATCGCGATCATCATCTTCGCAATCGTAGTGTGGGGATTGAATTGGATCATCGTCACCTACGCGCTGCCGGCTCCCGTGAAGTGGATCGTGGGCGGGTTACTTCTGATCGTGCTGCTGCTCTTCCTCGCCCATCAACTCGGCGTGGGCGGGGGGGCGAGGCTCTTTCCACGATGAAAATTCACGCCTATCCGCGATTACATGCGAATATGAAGTTCCTCTATGGGCCGCACACCTTTACGCTTCCAGGATTTGAAGGGTCTCGAGCCGATGTGGAAACGCGAGATGACGTGGCCCGAAATCGCCATCCTCGCGGTCATCGTGGTGGGCATCGTCTACTTGATTTACGAATTGAAACAGTGAGTGAAGCCACGTTCTACCTCCTGCTCATCGCCGCGTTCGTCGGCTGCCTTCTGGCCCTGAGGTACCTCACCAAATGACGAACCTCGATGCGCTCCTGCTCGCCGTGATGGCCCTCGCGTCGATGACTTTCCTTTGGGGAGAATTGGGATGAGCCGATCAGGGTACGTGCTTCCAACCAACACCAGTTGTGATACGACGGATCGCGTGATCGCTCATTTTGAAGATTCTGGCAATCCGGTATCGAGACAAACCCGCAGCGTAGAGTCGCCTGATCTCGATGACGTCGGCCTCTTTGAGCTTGGAGCTAGGCTGGCTTTCTCCACGCGCCATGTTCTCCGGATGCTGCCGGTTGTAGTGATTATCCCCGCGCCTCACAAGCTCCGGGTTTCGCCGGGTGTAGTGAGCATCGCCGTGAGGCGCAAGCTCTGGATTCTTTCGAAAGGGGTGGTTTTCGCCAGACAGCATGCGCCCCTTGGCAGCAGCGTCGCGAACATTGTCGGCTGGAGTTCCAAGCCACAAATGGGCGGGGTTACAGCAGGCGGGAAAATCACAGCGGTGACACACATGCAGAGAGCCGGGATCTTTCCCCGTGGCGAGAAAGTAGAAGATACGAGTCACACAAACGCCGCGCTTCTCGATAGTGATTCTTCCATAGCCGTTGGACTTGGCACCTGTCCAAGGCCAGCAGGCGTCCGGACCACCACTTTGGTCAACCCATTTCCAACATCGGGCAATAACTTTGGGGGGGAGATCGGGCAGCGGTCTACAATCGGTCTTAGCCATAAAGCCTCCACGAAAGGTTTTATCGGTCAGGACCGGGGGGCGCTGCAACACGCCACTCGGTCCGTTCCATTTTCTCAGGAGGGCGTGTGACCGGCAAGTTCAAAATCCCGTTTTCTTCCGAAACCCATGAGGAAGTTCTCGACAAGCTACTCCATATGTTTAGCTCCTCGCGGAATCGAATGTCCTCCCGGCATGAGAAGTGGAAGATCGCCGAAAATTTGTTCCGCGCGTATCTTCCCGAAACGGAAGCTTCCTCGAAGAAGCAGCGCGCCCGCGAGCAAGGCTCGGCGTCCCAGTTCTCCGAAGTCATTCTTCCGTATTCCTACGCCCTCGCCCTCACCTCCCACACGTACGCCACCAGCGTCTTCCTGGGGCGCGATCCGGTGTGGCAATTCCGCGGCCGGCACGGGGAGACCGAGCAGTCCACGCAGTGCCTCGAAGCCCTGATCGCCTACAACCAGGACATCGGCGACATGGCGACCAACGAGTTCATCTGGCTGCTCGACGCCATCAAGTACGGTTGCGGCGTAGTGGGTTCGGATTATGCCAAGGAATACCAAATCTTCAGCGAGTACGTCCCTATGGCGCCTATGCTTGGTGGAATCGACCTCGGTGCGGATCCGAAATGGGAACTGGTGGAAGAGCGCGTGGAAGGTTACTGCGGTAACCGGCTCACCAACGTGCGGCCCTACGACTGGTATCCCGATCCCGGTGTGCCCCTTGTCAACTTCCAGGACGGCGAGTTCTGCGGCCACACGATGATGATGGGTTTGGAACGCCTCCGCTCGATGAAGAACGAGTGGGATCTGTTCAACCTCGACCAACTCGAGGGCGGCATGGGCGTCGGCGGAAACAACATGGCCCCGTCGACGGCCGGCTCGCGCGACAACATGCTCGCCGCCGAAAAGGTCTGGGATCCCAAAGATCTCAAGGGCGGGAAAGTAGGCATCTTCCGGGTGGTGGTGAACGTGGTGCCGGAGGCGTGGAAACTTCCGGGAAAGTACTACCAGAAATGGGAGTTCTTAGTAGCGAACAATTCGGTGATCATCAAGGCTAGTCCCCTCGGTTTGAGGCACTGTAAGTTCCCCTATGACGCCATCGCCTGGGAGACCGATGGCTACGACTCGTCGACGCGCGGGATGATGGAAGTCACCAAGCCGCTCAACGACGTAATTAACTGGTTGTACAACACCCACATGTTCTCGGTGCGGCGTTCGCTCAACGGCAATCTGATCATCGATCCGGACCGCATCAATGTGA